TGATGGTGGCGGAGGCGAGGGTGGCGGATGGCGAACAAGCGAGGATGTTGTTGATGCTGATTCGCTTGGTCGTACCGGATGCCGCCATCGACGTATCAGAAACGTCGACAATCGGCATCATGTCGTTTGCGGGGTCGGCGGCAGTCAATGCCGTCAGTGCTGTGATTTTAGAGTCTGCCATAGGTCAGTTGGATTGGATTTGAAGTTTGAAATTGTCCTCCTGAAGAACAAAGTCGTTGTTCTCCAAGTCAAGATGATCGGCAGTTCCGAATGTGATGACGAGTTTTCCGCTGCCGTCTTCTTGCAGCACAAAGAAATCGTCCTCTTGCAGAACATCACGGCGAAGCACCGGCGCGTCAGTGCCACCGGCTTGACCGGCGAACAACCGATTGAGTGCTATGCCGAGCGAGATCATTAGGCGCGAGCGTTAAACGCCACCACAGAGCCGCTGGAGATCTGGAAGCCGGTGATGTTGCCCACCAGTGGGAAACCAGCCGGAATCGTCTTGGAGGTCCAAGTGCCGGCAATGCGGTTGCCGGTGATCGACGTGAAAACAGTCGGCTCGGTCGGGATCAAGCCAGACCATGCGCCGGTTTGCGCTGCGGTAGTGGTGAACAGCTCAAAGCCTTCTCGGCCCATGCTGTATTCTGTAGAGATGTCTGCTTGAACGGCCATGTTTTGTCTTGGTTAGAGGGGAGGCCACCGGAGATTTCCAGCAGCCTCCCCAATATTAGGTTAACCTTTACGAACTTTCGGTGCTAAGGCTCCCTGTATCCACAGGACGAGCTTGCCTCCTTCGGGAACAGAAGCAGTGTTGAAGTTGTCGCGTTGGAGAGCCGCATCAACTTCGGGACCAGAGACAAGCTTAGTCTTGCCGTTCTTGTCCACTGCAACAGTAGTAGCGATACGCATATCCTTAAGGATTAAGCGGTCACCAGAACTTCAGCTTGAGTGGCATCACCCACACCAGCACCAAACATGATGTCATAGCTCGCGTAATGGCTGCGAGTGGATCGGCTGTACCAGACCGACAGGAGCGCGGACAGACCGTTGGCAGTCGTCACAACACGCTGCTCGATGAACTCACCAGCGATCATTCCAACCGGCAAACCGGAGGCAATCGCGATAGCGTCAGGACCGCAGACGAAGCCCACAGTGTTAGCAACCGCGCTGGTCCAGCGGTTGTTCTCAGCGATCAAATCAAAGCCAAACTTGCCGTTCGCCAGAGCAGCGAAACGACCATCAGGGAAGGTGTTAGCAGCGGCAGAGAACTGCAAGCGAGCCAGATGTCCGCCATCCAAGATCAAGCTCTTGCTGCGGTAGTTCTTAGCGAGAGCCAAGATTGCAGGGAGGTCGCTGGTGTCGAAGTTGGCAGCGGTTCCGATGGTAACCGGCGAATCGTAGTTGCCAGCGATCATCAGCGCGGTGACGACATCCGAAATGCCGTTAGCGAAGAGGTCAGCGGACCCCTGAGCGAGATCGGCAAGCTGGAAACCCTGATTGAGTTCCTGCTGGGTCAGCGAAAAGCTCTTGGTAATCTGGTTAACCGAGACGGTCGTCGCAGCGAGAGTGCTGTCATCGTTCGTCTCGAAGTTGCTGGTGTTGGTCTGAGCAACAGAACCAGTGGTGAAACGCTTCACGCGAACGGTAGCGCGGGGGCGGAGGTTATCCAGACCCACGTTTCGGCTGAAACCGTCGAGCATCGCCAACTTGTTGGTGGCAATGGTGATAACAGCGTCAGCGAGATAATCAACAACCAGCGTCGATGTGAAGGTGTTGGTGTTCTGCGGAGCGTGGATACTGTTCTGGCGAATCAGTTCGCTGTGGTTCTCAATCAGGAACTTGCGACGCTCAGCACCGGCTTTGAACGACTTGTGCTGCTCAAGCAACGGGTTACCGAGGTTCTGGATCACGGGGCGCACCGGCTCGGGAGCAGGGGCGGCGGCAGGGGCCTTCAGCGAAGCTTCCAGAGCGGAGAGCTTAGCCATAATGGTAGCAAGATCGACGGAAGCAGCAGGAGCCGCAGCCGCCACAGGAGTAGTGTCAGACATGGTTGTGTCGGTGTTGTTGTTGTGTGGTTGCGGCGTGTTGGTCACGCCATTTTCGCTGATAGCGTTATTGCCATCCGCAGAAATCTTGTCGTCTGGGGAGTCGTCATCTTCCTCCAGTTCTTCACGCTCCAATTGAGCGTACAGAGCGCGGAACCAATCGCGTCCAGCAGCACCGCCCCAAAGGTTAGCGGCAACGTCAGCGGGAGTATCAGCCTCAGCCTCCAAGAACCGCTCATTGCGATTCCACCAACCGACGGCTTTCTTGACTTTTGCTTCCGAAGGCTCTTCGCCTTTGACCATATTGCGAGCCTCAATGACTGTGGCCTCTTCAAGACCAGAGCCACCAAGACCCTCTTCATACTGACGGATACCGCGCTCCAAGTTGGTTTTAACAGTCGGAGGGGCGGTCTTAGTGACAGCGCGGGGATGCCACTTCGCAGCCATCGCAATCTGTTTGATCGGCTTATCTACCAAGCCAAATTGAATGGCCTCAGCGGTAGTAAACCAAGTTTCCGCTTTCATCGCAGCGCGGATGGATTCGGTAGAGCGTCCGGTTTTCTTAGCGTACACTCCAACCAACACTTCAGCGTGTTGATCCAGAGCGTCAGCCATCTTCCGCATATCCTCGGAAGTACCAGAAGCCATACCGGAAGGATCGTGGATCATCATTAGAGCGGCATCAGCCATCTCTACTTTATCTCCAGCCAGAGCAATGATCGAAGCAATAGAAGCCGCAATGCCAACGACCCGAGTGGTCACCGGAGCTTTGCGACCGCGCAACTGGTTGTAAATGCTGAGACCGTCCCAGACATTACCACCGGGAGAGTTGATTTCTACAAGCAGCGGACCGTTGCCAACTTCAGCAAGAACGTCAGAGAACTGCTTGCCAGATAGACCGTTACCACCAAACCAATCTTCGCCAATCTGGTCAAAGATCTGAATGGTCGCAGTCTCACCAGCGGAAGCCGCAGGAGCGTAATAAAGCCAATCTGATTTCTTAGTGAAGCTCATTCTGTTTTCTTGGCTTTCGGTTTACGAGTCTTCTTAGCGGTAGCAGTGACAACCGTTTCCTCAACAACCGGAACCGGACCACCTTCAGACGGAGCAACGGGTTCGGGAGCGTCTGTCGGTGTAGGCTCTGGAGGTTGCGGAATAGTCGGCTCGGTCTTAATACGCTCGGCCCGATCTTCTTGTATAGTAGAAACTTCCGAGACTCGGAGTCCGTACTTGCCAGCAAGCTCTCTGATAAACAAAGCTTGTTGAGCCTTAGCTTCTAAAGCGGAACGCCAATCCAACCCCCGCGCACCGTAAACCTCATCGTAAGTGACAATTCCAGCTTCCAACTCTGCCAACTGAGCAGCGGAATTACGGCCAACGTCAACATTTGGAGAGCGGGGAGCAGTGATTGCTACCTCATACCAGTCAGACGGAGCATCGTTAAGCGTCGGATCGCTCTTGATGGCGTACTCCATGACGTATTCATAAATACGACGAGCAGCCGAAGACATCACTTGATGCCGAGAGCGGAACCACACAGCGGACATATCCAGCGCACCGCGATAGACAGTTCCCTGCATCGACTCGGGATAAACGAGAACGTAAGGAATACCAACACCAGCGCAGACTTTCTCAGTCAATTGCCGCCAGTATTCCCGCATATTTACACCGGGACGCTCTGTAGCGAACTGCTCAAATGAATCACCGTTCTTAAGCACTTTAACTGACGAACCGAAAACTTGTTCGTAGTAGTTTTCGGCGGTGTTCTGAGTGGTTTGCGAGATTCCACCAGACCGAAGACTAGAAGCTTGGACCTCACCGGAAACAGTCTTAACGATCTGAGCGACGGAAGCACCCAACTTGCAAGCTTCCATCTCAAGCTTTTGCAAGTCGTCGAGATCGTGCAAGTCGTTGATGACACAGCTTACAAACGGAATACCGCGAAGCTGACCAGCGCGAATCGGCTCGTAAATGTGAACCACTGAATCCGATCCGATAGAGCGGACATCAGTCAGATTACCCTGCGTTTTCTCGGCTCCAATGAAGTAAGCAACAGCGCGACCAGTGCGCGGATCAAAGCGGATACCGTCAAATACGGTCTCATCTGATTGCATTCCCGAAGGAGTCGCAATTGACTGAGCCTCCAGCAACTGCAAGCGCGGTTTGCCACTCTCGCCTTTGGTCAGGAGAATGAAACTCTCGCCATCAAAGAACCAACCGCGAGCCGCTTGGGACATCAGCGTTGCAAACGACTGACGGGAACCGATATCGGGATATCTGCACCAGACATCAAACCACTTCTTAGCCTTAAGATTCCAAGCCGGATCACTTGAAGCGGGTTGAACACTGAAGTTAGAGCCAACGGTATAAGACTCAAACAGATCGCCCAACCTATTTAGGACAGCGTTGTTCTGCTCAAAGTATCGGCTTTTACGGACAATCGCTTGTCGAGTTGAACTCGTTACATCGAAGCGAGCCGAAGTATAAGACGTGTCAAGATACGACCGGCGCAATGACTGTTGCGCTCCCTCGTATTTGTTAACGGGAGCGGGAAACAGCTTGTTGGCTATGGTTTGCAGGATTCCCATTAGCTCATCCGAGTTGTGGCTTCACGACGGAATTGTGTGAAGTCTCCGTAATAGCGAGTGACTGCAACCAGAATGGTCCCAAGCATCTTGTTATAGATCTGGAGGTCAGACGGAGTAGTGATGCCGTCTCCAGCCAATAGAGTCACAGCAAGATCGTAGTCGCTCAGTAGTGATTCCCACATTTCCAACATCTCCCCAGCGGAAGCGGAACCCTTACCGGGTTCAGCGAACTCAACGGAAACGTCAGAACTTGAAGTTGAACGAACAACTTGACCGGACTCGATAGCGTTAGCCGCAACCGTCAGCTTTGCAGTCAAAGCTTCCAGCAACGTCAAAGCGGCTTTGCTTGCGTAGGTTGTACGCAAGTATGATCGCTTCGTTGCTACGGTGTAAGTCAACACTTGCGCGGACTATTCACAGGCCAACTGTGAAGTCAACTACTAGAATTTTCTGAACTAGTAGATGCTAGATCATTCCAAAGCATCACCATCGCTAATTGCATCAACTCGCAGTCGTGCAAATGGTCCGGCCAACGGGTATTCCGCTTAAACCAAAGATGCTTGATTCGTCCCGCTCTGTTGGCTGTTGGCTTCAGAACGTGGGAATCCAAGTGCCTCCAGTATGTATCGGAATCGCTCGCAAATGCTCCCTCAGCCTCTAGCGGTGCGGGTAAGCTGCAAACACTCCACTGGTTGCTTTCGGTTCCTCTACGGAGCCGGTGAAGCACTTCCCGCATGTGTTCAGTGTCAAAGATCAAGAGCGGTTGAACCACATCAGTCCGCATTGAGGTTGAAGTCGTGATGCCAAATGGGTGGATTGAGCCGGTCTTAGAGGTAAATCTAGCTCCAGTCTCACGACCTTTCATCGGTAGCCAACCCACAAGCATTGGTTTCCGCAGACCTCCTTCTGGTGGGTAGCGGAGACCGCAGGGATAATTGATCGGGCTGGAACTGGTTTGAGAGTACTGGGCGCAAGCATCATAGACCGCTTGCGTGTTAAAACCGGAGTCAATCCCGACATCCATGTCATGCACGTTGTATTGGATTTGAACCCTACGGAGAGCAGCAAAATCGTCAGCGTGACCGGCAGCAACCAAGCGAGAGTTCCCTTTGCTCCACTCGCGGCAAACCCACCAAAGAAACGGTGCAGCGGCTTGAACGTCAGCGGTCAAATACCGTCGAGATTCTGGCATCTCAGAGTCGGAGATTACCTCGACTCGCTCTTGTTGCGAGTCTTGGTTTTCCCACGGTTCTGCGAGCATACCGTTGACGAATCCCTGCAACCCCATCATTGAAGCTTTTGCTTCCAAGAACGAGACCGCGAGATGTCCCCAAGTACATTTGCGATCCGGTGAATACAGAGACGACAGATGATAAGACCGGACACTTGGAAGACTCGCTTGATTCTCAGGAATCCATTTTCCATGTCTTAAAGCGGCAACTTTGTGGGAATCCGAAATCTTACCCTGACAGAGTTGGCAAACGTAGTGCGCGGACGACCGGATGCGCTGCCAATCCGGCTTTCCTTCTTCGGTCTTGGTGTTGTCCCAAGTGACCTGCTTCCATTCCAGCTTGATGTACTCGGAGCAATGCGGACACGGGATGTAATACCTTCGCTGGTCTCCTCTAAGATATCGCTGCCAGATTCTACCTTCTGAGGTTGTTGGGGTGCTGGTGAAAAACGCTTTCGAGCTTGAGAACGCCTTAAGCCGCTGCTCTGCAAGATCAAGCGCATCAGCTTCTTTTGCTGTGGCTTCTGCGAATTTGTCCACTTCATCGGCAACCAAGATTCGCACCGGACGGGACGCTAGATTTGCCGGTGAATTGGAACCAACGAACGTGAGAGTGCATCGGTCAAACTGTTGCTCAAGATTGGTCAGTTGGTCATGGTCAGCAGGGAACCGCGCAACCAGTGCGGGACAGTCTTCCAATAATGGCATCCAGCGGCTTTTGCTAAACGAGCGAGCCAGATTCTCACTCGGCATCAACCACAGCGCGGGACTCGGTTCTGTGTCGATTGCCCAAGCTAGACCAGCCATCAGCGTCGTTGTCTTGGAGGTCTGTGAACCCCAGCACAACGTGACTTCTGAGACTGACGGATCTTTCCAGCACTCAAGCGGTTCGCGGCAATATGGTCTAACAGCCGTGGAGAATGGACCGGGGTGTTCAGTCTGCCGCTGAGTCAAAGTCAGATTAGCTTCGCTCCACTCGACAACCGTTTGCTTTGGGGATGGGCGGTAAAGCTGACGACGGAACTCTAGGATCTCGCGTTGTAGATCAAGCATGACTAAAACAAGTGAGGTTCAAGCAATGCGTTGGAGTCGCTTATTGAATACGATACAGCGTCACCCATGTTGAGAAACGCCATCTTCTGAGTGACCCCATCCATCAGAACGTCTCGCATCTGGGTATTGCATCCCCAAGTTCCGTTTGAATTGAAGATCTCCAACATCATCACCAGATTGTCCGGCTCCAAGTGCAGGATGCCATAGAATGGAAGCTTTGTGTGTCTGGTGATATCAAGAGCCGCTTGGATCTTAGACCAAGAAATCATCCACTCGTTTTTGTAGGTCGTCTCCAGTTTTGCTTTGGAGTAATTCCGAGTTTTCACCTCATAGCTTCCGACAATTAAGCCAGAAATTGTATTGTGTATGAAACCATCAATGCGGGACGGCTTGTCGTCAGCAATAGGCAGGAATCGAAGAACCGTGTCACGCTCGATAGCTCTAAGCGCGATCTTGTTTTGCCGCAGTGCTTCCAGCCCTTTGGGCTTTTGACAGTTTAAGATTTCCACGGGTCAGTCTGGTGTAAGGTTTTCAAGCAAACGTCTTGGACCCATCGCTCTAGCTCTCGCTCGGCGTGTTCTGGATCGTGGGGAGCAATGCGGCCGGACAGCTGCTTTGGCATCGACTTGAGCAATTGAGCGACCGCTCCGTCATGGTCCATCATTGCCTTCTTAACCCAATCACCGGACACAAGCTTTCGCTCTCGCTCTGAGATATCCAGAACGTCCTGCCGCGCTGCGATCAAGTTCTTAGCGGCAGTCGAATGCACAGAAACCATCCTGCCAGCGTCTAGCGATCTGGTCCGAAGCGATTCAACCGCAAGACCGTAAGCCGCTCGCTCAATCTCCTTCTGGCGTTCGTAGGCTCCCTGCGGAGTGTCATTAGATACTTGCGAGCGATCCACGGACTCAGAAGCTTCTGGAGGTCTATACGGCCCATCTTGAGGCTCTAGTCGGATCTGGCTGGCTTCAATAGCGGACTTGCGACGGTGGGCGCGGGAGCCTCTCCAAGCGTCAGCAACCTCAGCAGAGTCTAACGGCATTCCCTGCGAGCATAGTTGCGAGACTCTACCCTTAGTCAGTCCAGAGTGCTTAACGTATTCGCTTTGTGTCATCGCAGAGTTTCGGGAAGATCTTCAATTTTCATTTTCAATAGGTCTTTCAACCCTT